ATTGTTTTTTAAAGCATCTACAAAATCAGTAGCTTCATCATCATCCATATTGCGTTTACGCATATAATAATGAACAAGTGCGGATTCTTTTTCTTTATCAGTTGTAGCATTTGTTGTAACAGAAATAGGATTTTTTACAAAATCTGATACCGTACCTCCTGCTCTCAAATGTTTTAACAACAATACTACTTCTGAATTTCTTTTAACATCTTCAAATAAAGTTGTTATTGTAGAATTAACATCTGATTCTAACTGACGTTCGTAAACTGTTTCTTCTGTATCTCCTTCAAAAATTTCAACTGTAAGAATCTGAGATTCTTTCAATCTGTTTATTGTTGATTGAAATTGAATAGTTTTATCATCATCAATTACAACATCATCTTCTGTGTCATCAAAAGTATTGCTAAAATCATCAGAATCTTCTATTACTTCTTTGACTTTAGCTTTTTCTGTTGTTTCTACAACTTCTCTTAGTTCTTCTTCTTGGAATGAATTATCATCATCCCATTCAAAGCTATCTATGTCATTAGTCATTACGCCACAAATTTATAGGTGTTAAGAAAAAATATTTACTTTTATACATTTTTTTATGTACAGTTTGCTATTTAAAACAGTTCTGTTTGGTATTTGAAGATTAATTTGACGGTTTTTCTTTAGCTTTTTGTGCTAATTCTTTATTCTTTAATTCAAGTTCTTTGTAAAATTTTTCTTTATCAAACTCAAATTTATCTTCTGCTAACAATTGTTTCATAGTATCAACAACATCAGGAATACCGTTTTTATTCATGTCCTTATCTTCTGCAAAACCAAGTGCTAAAACAGCTTGCTTTTCAATAGCTGTTTCTCTATCTTCTACTGCTTTAATTCTAATTTTTTGAATATCTCGTGTATGCTGTTTTTCATTTTCAGCTTCTTGCATTTGCTGTAATTTAATTTGATATTCATTTTGTTGTTGCTGTATTTTAGCATCGTATTCTTTTTTACGATTTTGTGCCATACGTAACTTTTCTTGAATATCGTTAGTATTATCTGATTTAATAACATCAATTAAATCAGCAAATTCAATAGCTTGTGTTTGCATAGCTGCGTGTGCTAATTCTTTAGCCATCTGTTTAACTTCTGTACTTTTAGAACTATTAGCAATAAAAATACCTAATGTTGAATTATTTAATAATTCACCATCAATATTTAACATACCGATACTTAAATCATCTAATGCAAATTGAATACGTTTATTCTTAGTTCCACGATATGCTATTTTAGCGTGTTCTACTAATGATTGCAATACACGACATTTAACTTCATTATGGTCTTGAAAAAACGGTTCTAAAATATATGAACTTTGATTAACTGATTGACGTACATTCGTTACAGATTCAGATGCTTGAATCGAACCTTTCATTTGTGGTGATAGTCCTAATAAGTTATCTACTTTACGTTCAATAAAATCAAGTATATTTACATACCGACTTAAATCATTAGCTACCGATAAATCTATTTCTTTTGCAATAGAACCTAATTCAGTAGCATTGTTTTTCATACCTTCTTGTGTAGGATTTAAAAGTATGAAAGGACTGTTTTCAACAAAGTACATAAACTTTTCATGGTTCATACCAATACCTTTAGGTATAGCATTTGCATTTAAAGCTATTTTTTTACCTTTATCGCTTGCTAACAATTGTTCAAAACGATAAAATAGCGTATCATATAAATAGCAATAGTTTTTAACTCTATCAACAGATGATATAGCCATACCATTTAAGTTTTCATAAACATATCCTACGTAGTTTGTTAACTTACGTTCATATAAATTATCTAAATCTTTATGTTGATTAGGTACTGCTCGACAGTATTTATATAAGTCTGTACCAATTTGATATGCTTCGTGACATTCAGGTATAAATTTCCATTCAATTTTTTTATCACCTAATTCTTCATTAAGTGTATAAGTTTCAGATACAATTATTTCAGTACCGTCTTCTTGTGTAACAAAACCTATTTTTCTAAGTGCTTGCCATTGACAATGTGCTACTCTAATTGTGTTTATGCTTTGATGGTTATTATCCATAACATTAAATGATTCAGCAGCACCTACTTGCTGTACATTATCATATAAATTATCAATTTCATCTTTAGTTAACACGTCTCCAAAAAACTCAACTACTTGACTTGGTGTTAAATACCATGTTACTTTAACTGCTTCTGCTTCTTCAATTCTTTGTGAATCGCCTAAACCTATAATATCTGTACGTAAAGGATTAATTGTTCTCGTAGTAGGATTACCATTTACAATACCTACCCAATATAATTCCATACCACTAATATTAACGTGTTTCCAATTAGTGTTAAATTTACTAATTACATTATCAAGTTTTATCAAATATTTTAATAGTTGTGTAGTCATTGTTTCAGCAATATCAGAGTAATTGCGCTCCATATATTTTTTTACACTTTCAGGAGTATTATCTTGTATCTGTTGTTGGATTTCTTGAAGTTTTGCGGTTTTCTCCTGTTGAGATAAATCAGAATGTTGAGACATTACTTGTTTTTCTACTTCTGCCATTAATGTCTTTACAACAGATTCTTTCATACTATTAAAATATGTTTCTTCAAATCTTGATGTAGCATTTTCATCAGTAGAAATAACTGTCCATTCAAAAGGTCTTGTAGTTTCTAAACCAAATATAAGTTTTAAACTTGGACTTAAAATGTCTTTATGTGTAAAATTAGAAGGAGTAGTATTAGACATTACTTTGTATCTATCATACACATTTCTGTAATCTAATTCATTTACAGTACCATTGTACAAATCATAATTAGCTTGTAATGCTAATTTAGACATACTTACACCATTATTACCCCACACACCAATACCTGTTTGCGCTTGTATGTTTTGAACAACACTTTTATAATATGCAAAATCACTTGCATCTTTTTGTTTTTGTGTAATACTATGATTAATATGACTGATATTATAATTATCCATTGGATATTCTATTTAATAAATCATTAATAAAATCTTGTTCTTGTTCATCTTCTGTTTTGTTAGATTCATCATCTTCATCTAACTGAAACATTATTTGCATTAAAGCCATTACTCTATCTGCGTTAAACTTTCTTCTATACTTAATTAATTCTTCAATTAAACCAATATCTTCTAATTCATCAAGTACAGTAATTTCATTTCCTTGTTCATCGTAATTAATAACTGTCAATAACCACTTTTTGATATACTTTTCTCCCGCATCTTTATTACGGTCGTTCATGTGCATACCAAACTTACGTTTTACTTTGCTTTTACCACCACTAATTTTATCAATTACAGCATCAGGTTGAACTGCTAAATAACTTAATTTGTTTTTATTAGCAAAATAAGCTGCTACTTCGGGTACTTCGTTTTCATACATAATATCAGAATCATATAATTCCGATAACATAAGTGCTATATAATTACAAGTATCGAACGTTTTAGGTCGTCCTATAAAAGATGCGACTATTTTAGGTGGTCTTTTACTTAATTTACCTGATTTACGATAAATATAAATAGCTGCATTAGATGTTCCAATATCTTGTCTGTAAGGGTCGTAACCAATAGCATAACTATTTCTTTCTCCTTTAATTGGGGCCTCATAAATAACTACACAACCTTCACCTTTATCTTTATGAAACCATAATGGTTTTAATTTAGCTTCTAAATCAACAACTATTTTAACAACACCTTCTACTTTTTGTAATGATACAGGTTGACACAGCTTAGTATATAAATTATCTCTTTTTAATTTAGCTAATCTTGTGTTTAATTCTTTAATAGGAAAATCATTACTGTCTTTAATAACAAATGCTTCTTCGGGAGAATTAGGATTTTCTTGTGCATGAGATACTAACGTAGTATTACTATTAGGACTATTTACAATCTTTAATCTTTCTTTGTTATCAAATTCAAGTGCTTTATCTTTTAATGTGTTTCCTTGTTTATCATTAAAACCTACTTTGTTTTTCCATTGCGGTACGAAAAAGCTACACGATGTACCTTCTGCTTCACTATCCCATACATTTTCAAATGATAAACAGTTATATTGTTCAGGTGAATAAAACATATCGCTAAAGTCCTTACTACCACCACTCATATCACCACCAGTCTGTCTTGTTATAAATCCGTTGGAAATATAGTTATGATTTGGTGAACAATTTAAGTTATATACATCTTGCTCACCTATATATTCGATAGATTTAATAGTTTCATACCTAAGATTTTTTAAATTATCTGTAATAAAGTAACCTTTTTTATTATTTAAAGGATTTATTTCAAAATGTGTATTGAATAATTTATATTTACTGTCTTTTATAAAGTCTAATTTAGCAACTTTATTTTTTGATAGTAATTTTATATTGTTTTTAAATAATGTTAAATCTTGTTGCTGACTAATATATAATCTGTAAATATAGTTTTGTTGTCCTTCATATCCTTTTGGTGTAGTTTTTCTATCTTCTTTAAGTATAGAACTATTTATTCCAAATTTCATTAAATAATATTTGACTTCTGTTAATAATTCTTTAACAACGGAAGTTAATACTACTCGAACAATTTTCTTTTTTTCATTATAATACACATTTCCATCAGCATCGAAATATCCTGCAAGTAATTCAGCTAAAGATTCTTTATTGTATGTATGTACGTCTTTTGGCAATCTTTTTTTAAATTTAACTTGCCCATACATACCATTATCAATTAGTTTTTGAGTGATATCTTTTAATGTAATTTGATTATATTCCTGTGTATTAGTAATATTATATGTTTTACTTTTATTTCCAATATAACCATTATCTCGAATATAATCATATATATCTTTTTCAGCTACACTCAATGTAGGAGTATTACCTTTTGTATAATTACCATCACCTATCAATAAACCAAACAATCGAGCATCTACTACACTAATATTACCAAATACATCTATTTTTTCAGGTATAAGTAATTGGTCGTTTATTTGTAAGTATTTAGCTTCTTGATAAATTGATTTTTTTTCAGGTTTATTGTTAATATACTTAACAAAATTTCTTCTTGTAATTAATAACGGATGGTCGTCAGAACATTTTAATACTGTATTAGCATCAGTAGTTATTCTATAACATGGTTTTTTAGCAGGTGCTTTAAACCAATTTATATTTTGAGCTGTTGCTTGCTCACCATTATATCCTATTAATCCATCAGATTGAATTAAATCTTCGATATTGGTTAATTTACCTTCTTTTGTCCAGACTTTCGTACCTTTACACACACATCCAAATACAACAGCTAATCCTGTTGTAAACATACCATCTTCTAATGTACTTTTTGTAGCACCAAAAGCAGCCCTTAAGTTGTTAAATACACCTGCTTCTTCAAAAAACACTAACTTACCATCTTTACCTTTTGCTGCATCGGGATTATTTTGAAACGTCACACATATTATTTCAGACATATAACCTTTTTCAACAATTACACCTCTTTCTTCTTCTTTAAACGATGCTTTAATATGGTCAATACGGTCGATAAATTCTCTACTTTTACCAAATGCTGTATGTTGTGCAATAAAACTTAAATTACGTTTCACCATTGCCATTGTTCCAGCAGGATATAAAAACTTAGATTCGTATGCTGCTAACAACGTAATACTATTTCTTATTGTGTCATATACATTAGTTGCTACCGCTGCATTCTTATACGAAAAACCCTTTCTTCTCGCTTTACCAACTACTAAGTGGTGTTGTCCATCTATCTGTAAAGGATTGTTTTCTAACCTTAAATCAATTAATTGTTTTTGCGTACAACCATATTGTGCTATGTTCAATGTATGAAAGTAATCATAATCACCATCATAAAAAGCAGGGAAACCTAAATCTTTATCTTGTGTACCAAATGTACGCATGATTTGACTAAAGTTTAAATATTTGTAAAAATGACCTGTTATATGAACACCACCTACTGTATAACCTTCTTTCCATCGTCTGTGTTGTTCAGTCCAATAATCATTGTATTCTAAACTATCAGGAGAAGCACCGCAATAATAACCATATTTGGTAAAATGTTTTGCTTCTTCTGTAAATACAGAACTATTAATCCAAATACCATCAGGATTTCTTATGCTTAATGCTTCTTTCATTATCTTTCAAAATTACTTATTTGTCTGTTATTTCTTGTTTTTTGACTTGTAAACTGTTCCATCATAACTTTTTGCTTCATATCATCTAATGATTTAAGAATAGGTGATGTTTTAGCTAAAGCACTCATTACATCAGATACTTTATAAACAGGATTACCTCTACCGTCTCTTTCTTCATAATCAACAGCTTTAAAGTATTTTACTGTTTTATAAATAGTATCAACAGCACCTCTATACAATGCCAAAGCAGCAGAATTATTTTCTTGGATTTCTTTATACATTTTAATCACTTCTAACATATCAGGAGTAACTACAAAACCATCATCTTTTATAATTACTTTACAAACTGTTTCTATTCTTTTATCAGGGTCACTACCTTCAAAAGATGAACGTGCATCTGAGCAATGATATATAAAAGATAACTTTTGTATTACTACATCAGATGTATCTACTTCTAACCAATCTTTTACTATTGGAAAAGTATATGCTTCTAATGTAGGACGTGCTATATTGTTTTCAATTTCAATTAAATTCATTTTAATAAGTTTTTTTGACAGTAATCTGTAATTACCTCGTTAAATGATTTACTATATAACGTGGTAAATTTATTAAAAGGAATTAATAAAAAGATACTCGCTCCTGATGGTAATGTAACAACAGTACCATTAACAATTTGATTATTTAATTTATCATTTGATGAAAACCATCTAACTACTTCGTTTAAATCTAACACAATTACTTCTGATGTATTAGCTGGTTTTTTATCAATAAGTTCGTTAAAATTAACGTAATCAGGTACAAGCATTGTGAATTTACACTTCATTAATTAAACTATTTAACATGGTTACTAAGTTAGGTTGTGGAAATAAATCTGTTTTATCAGACGAACGATAACACACGTGAGTATATATACCTCTATGTCCTTGTAATGCTTCTCTGTTTACATCGAATATGTTACTGTAATCTTTTCTAAATGGTATGTTATACATTTTACTCAATCTTAAAATAAGCCATTTTAACGATTCAATTTGAGCATCTGTATATTTATCAAAGTACAAACAATTTCTATGTTCACTTGTTAATTTTACTACTTCGTTTTTACTAATAAAACGATTACCACCTTCAAAAAAATATTTACCATCTTTTAAAATTAATTCTCCACAAGAAACTAATTCGATGCTTATACCCATCATTTCAATATTCTTACTGTATTTAACTGTTTTAAATACATCTGCAACATTATTACTACTTGAAGATATACCTAATCCATAAGCCCAACTCGATTCAGGAATAGTACGTATAATTATACCATCTTTTTCAATGATGTAGTTAGTACCGACTTTATCAGTATTTTGTTTCCACCATTCAATTGCTCCTTCGGCAGTACCACCTTGTGTATGATGTAATACTATTTGCCGTACTTCTTGCATACGATGTTTAATATATTGATTTGCTGGTAGTAAATTATTTACAATATTCATTCTATTAACGTGTATTTAATTGTTAAACGATGTTCTTTTATAATTCCTAAAGACGGTTCTTCAATAAATACAGATACACTTTTTTCTTTAGGTAATTTTGTCATACCTAATTCTTTATAAAAGTTTGGTATTTCTTCTCCTGTATAGTTAACAAGTAATTGTGAAGTATTCACGTTCCAAGATACTCCTGTACAACCACAATCAGGTACAGCGTATAAATACTTACTCGTATCTGATGCTAAAACTAAATCAAATGTACCTAATACTGATTGACCTAATTTAACATCGCCTAAATCAGCTACGTCTGTTTTAAAGGTAGAATAATTATCCATTGTATTGAGTATATGTTTTATTATCTAAGTTAACACTTAATTTAAATTTAATCCATTTGCGTTTAGACATACGTGGTGGATAACAACTTGCATCACATTGTTTAGTACACCATTGTAATTGCGGTATGTCACAACCACATTTAACACATTGAGAATTATACAAACAGTTTTTATTCATAGTGTTTAATCTATAATAAAATTGTTCTTTATAATGTGTAGGTACTAATTTAGGATAATTGTTATTTAACCAATACCAAAAATTACCTTCAAAGTAATCATATATTTGTTTTGGATTTCTTATTTTTTTTAATAGCTTTATAAATTTCATCATTGATTTTATACATTTCTTCTGAATCGTTATTCATGTAAGCATCGCGTATTCTTTTATATTCAACTGCTCTTGTGATTAATCTGTATATACTACTGTATTCCAAAGATGTTTCACGTCTTTCGATTTTAGTATTTAAAAAAGCCATCGCTCTACCTAATGGTTTGTATTTTAATACTATATAAGTATGTCTTTCAGAACCTAATATAACAGGCGCGCCCATAGACAACATTTTACGACGTATTTCAAAACTTTCTTTTATAGTCAGACTTGCTGTTTCATGGTCTATACCTTCAACTTTAGGAATTAAGTCTTGCCAACTAACTGCTTTAGCCATGCTCTGTATTTTTTAAAAGTTTTAAACTGTATTCACAACTATCAACATCAAGTATAAATACTTTGTTTATTTTAAGTACATTATTTTCCTGTATGATAACATTCTTATCTTTTAATGTGTTCAGATAATTACTTAATCCTTGTAAAGATACTTCACAACGTTGACGTACAATACTTCTTCCTGTTGAACCAAATAAATCTTCTTTAATGTCACCTTTTAAAGCCATGAATGCAGCAAGTACAGTAATTTCCTTTATAGTTAATTCTATTTTTACAAGTACACAAATTATCTGTATGTGTGTTCTATAAAAATCTAACTCATTATACGTCAATGTTTTACGAAAGATTTTCATTGTTACTATTCTTTTACATGATTGATTTATGCACAAATGTAGTTTGGTTATAAATACCTTGTTCATAAATCTACTGAATATTTTTAAATTATTTTTTAAACAGTACACAAATTTTATGAACACAACAAAAAAGTCGTTATTACAATGAAGTAATAACGACCAACAATATCTGTTTCACATGAAAAAAACTTATTTTAAAGCTGAATATCAGTATAACTTTTTATTTCAATAGCATTAACTACAACACGATACCCATTAGCTTCTATTATTTTTTTAGCATTTAACCATTGTTGTTCAGGTTGTTTTACTTTATTAATATGTTTTGTTAATTTAATGTATTTATACCAATAGTAAAAAGCAACACAACTCATTATTGTAAATCCGATGTACGGTATTAATTCTACTTTACTCATTTTTTAAACTATATTTATTTTTAAAAATTCTTTTTTCTTCTTTTGCTTTAATAAGTACACTTAATGCAGTATCATATTTACCTGTATCATTTTTCGCTTCTTCCCATGCTTTATATAAATTATGCGGCATTAATTTAAAAAAAGTTTCTTCAAATATAATACTGATTTTTTTTGTATCAATAATTATTTTTTTATCTTTTATCAATTGGTCAATATCACTTTCAAAGTGTTCGTAAAATAATCTATCTAAAACTTTTTTTAAAACAACTTTACTATATTGTTCATCGTGGTCACGTATTTTACAACTACCTGTTGTAAATAATTCTTGTATAGCATTATCTATATTACGTGTTGTGTCACCTGTACGTCTAAATTTAAAATCTTGAATAAAATGATAAACACCGTTAGCTACTGCAAATTTTTCTATTTCTTTTTTAGTTGCCATTATTTATTAATTTTAATTATAAAATTATTTTTATTTATTTAATTTAACCATTAATTCAATTAATTCGTTTTTATTTAATTGTTTGAGTTTATCTATATACCACCCGCCTGTATCTTTCATACCACCTATATAATAACTATATCCTGTGTAAACATGAGAAGCTGGATGAAGTTCTGTAATTATATTTATCAATTCTGTTTCATTTAATTTTTTAAATTTTGCTATTTCTTCAAATGTGTATAATGATATATTACACAAATTACTTTTTGGTAATTTACCACTATAAATAGCATTTATTAATTCTTCATTAAAAATTTTTAATTCTAACTCTTGTTGTTTTGAAATCCACATTTTATTTATTAATTTTAAAAGTTAAATTATCACCATCTACTATTATAGTTGGTATATTTTTATGAATGTTAGTATGACATATTCTACAAACAGTTAACAATAATTTACTTGAATATTGCCAAGCTAATTTACCATTAATATACAATAAATGATGTACTTGTATGTGTTCTTTTGAATTACAAATACAGCATTTGTATTTATCACGTTTAAATATTTGTAAACGTTTAGCTGTCCATTGCGGAGTTTGTAATTGTTGTTGATATGTCATTTACAATTTTATTTACGAAAATCAAGAAATCCTCCACCTATACCAATTACAACATCTTTATAAATGATAGCGTTAACAATATGTAAATCAGTATTAACTTCTAGTGGTAGATTTTGATTTATTATCAGATAAGTTAGCATCATCTAATAACGGATTATGTACTATACTAATCGTACTACCATCTTTAAATGTTTGAGTAATTATTTTATTTTTCATTGAAATTACTTTTTATAAATTCTATAAAATTATCCGATGGTCTATTATCACTAACCCAATCAGGAGTAAAAAATTTAACAGCATCATCTGTTGGATTCATAAACAATTTTTTAAAATCTGATGAATCTTCGCTATCGCTTACACTTGTTATTATAATCTTACCTAAATTGATTGATGATTTTGCAGATGTCATTTCTTTTATTGTAGTGTTAACTTTACCACCATTAGCTACGTTATTCATTTTATTGATTATTGTATATAGTTTAATAAAATCACTTATTAATGGTAATATAATTATATCACCTTCTATTGTTTTTACTCCAATAGAATCATCGAATGTTTTATCAATAATAACTATTTTATTTTTTACAATAAAACCTACGTGAATATAATTATCATCTGTTGTAAATTTTTCTAATTCATCTTTAGTAAATAATACAACAGCTTCATTTTTAAATTGTTTCATTAAAGCGTAAAAGTTTATATCATCTTTATATCGTAATACCATTTTATTAATTATTTAAAAACGTGAGCAAATTTAAAATCAATTATATCTGAATCGTATTTAAGTAAATCTACAATTAAATCATAATTGATTTTACGTTGAGTTATTGTAATACCATAATCAGTTAAAATAAATGGTCGTGTAAATTCAAAGTAATTAAAGGATATATTTTCAACATTAGAAGGTGTCATTATAATAGCAACAGGAAATATGTTAATAACTGTATTTTCTATTATTATACCAAAGTATCTTTTAGTAGATACATTATAAATAACAAAAGATACATTAGAATTAGCACAATCAAATCTATCTATAATTTGTTGTTTAATTTCTTCATGTGTTGAAGTACATTCATAACTATCTACAACTGTAATTTGTCTTGTTTCCATAATTATTAATTATTTAAAAGTGATTCAATATTGTTATTCTGCACGTACTCAATTGCTATTTCTATCTTGTCTGTTGTTGATTGCACCATTGTTTTATTAAATGTTTTAAATACGCTAATGATAATTTATTTGTCCATACGTCATTAGTTGTATTACAACATGGGCAAGTTATTTTACTATTAATTATAAAAATGCGTACTGATTTATTATTGCAATTTTTACAAATATAATTTATTAATTCCATTTTAGTTTATTTTATTGTTTAACAATTAAGACATTCTACTGTAAGTATAAATTGCATTACTTTTTTACGTTCGTTTAATTCACCTCTCCAATAGTATCTCGGATTAACTCTATAACTACATTTAATTCCTGTTGGAATAAGTATTTTTTTACGTTTTAATGTAGTTAAACTATTATGTATTGATTGGTATTTTATACCAAATAATTCAGTAATTTCATTACATTGAAATTTTGTAATAGTTACTATGTTTTTATTATAAACAGTATTATGAACACACCAAGTTAATACTTTAATAGTAGCACTATCTAAGCCTGCTTTTAATCCCATAATTTCTACAAACTCCATTACGAAACTACAACTATTTTCTACTACGATGTGTTGATGTTTAATCTGAATATCTGTTTCAATTATTTCATTTGTTTCACTATCAATATAATTGTTAGTTACTGTATCTGTTCTAATTTTTTTTCTTTGCAACATTTTATACTTTTTTATACCGCAAAGATAGTAAAGTTATTTTAAAAGTTTTAAATTTAATTACTTAAAAAAATTAAATAGTTAAAATTATACTTTGGGGGAGTAATAATTCATCACGTAGAACGTTATCAAATAGACTTGGGTAAGTAATAACTATTGATATAAAACGTTGAATATCAACAAATTAGAAGATTGTTTCTATCTTATGTATTAGTGTAAGTAAAAACACAATTATTTTAATTATTTATAATCGCACCTTTTACGGTGCAAAAAGTATTGTTATAATCACACAAGTACGTTCGATAACAAAATTGATTACTTTTGATTTACTGTTTCTACTCCTGATGGATTAGATAGACAACAATCTAATTTGCGTCCATTAATCAAAAGCTATTCTACTCCTGTTTGATTAAATATAATATCTAATTGAAATCAAATTAACAGTTAGAATTTTACTCCTGTTGAGGTAAAAGATAAATCAAAATAAGTTAGACATTAAATCTTCTTAACTTCAACAGGAGCAAAAACACACTACTTTATTAATCAAATTCTAATTTCTTAAATTGCATCAAAATTAAATACCTACACAAATACTTGTTAATCAATTAAACACTTTTATCTTTGCGTATTGATTTATTAACAATTTAAAACAATGAATAATGAAATTTAAAGACGGTGGTACAAACGACGGTGCGTACATTTGGGTAGGTGGAGCAATTTATACAAAATTAATTAAACAATGAATATTTTAAAGTATTTTACATACACACATTTACCTGAATACTTACAAGTACCATCTAAATTGTTTGCAGATTGTGTAAACACCTTATCTATTAAGTCGATAGATACATTAATCAATAATTTATCTACTTTACAAGTTAAAGATAAAGATGAATTTCAAGTAGGTGTGTTTAAATTAAACAAAGCAAAAGAATTAGTAGATTATACTGAACATAGTATCAGATTAATTCTTGAAGCAAAAGATTGTGTAATTCGTTCGATAGTTAAATGAAATTTATTATTTCCGTTTTTATTTAGATTAAATACTACATTGACAATTGAATGTTAATGTGGTATTTTTTTATTAGTGGTTAAAAAATTTTATAAAATTTAAAAAATAATTTAAAATGATAGAAGAATTTAAACAGATTATAGACTACCCCGACTACCTTATAGGTAACAAAGGAACAGTTATTAGTAACAAGCGTAAAAAAGCTAAAGTGATGAAACCTGATTTTGATGTATATGGTTATCCAAGAGTGTCTATTAGAAATAGTACAAAAAAGTGGGTAGTATCAAATCATAGATTAGTAGCTTTAATGTTTGTAGATAATCCTAATCCAATTTTATTCGATAGAGTAAACCATAAAGATTGTGTTATAACTAACAATGATTATCGTAATTTAGAATGGTGTTCACATCAACTTAATATGGAACACGCTAAAGTTAACGGTAGAATTAAAAGTGGAGGAAATTGTTTTCGTGCTTTATTAACTAATCAACAAGTTCTCGAATTAAGAGAAGAATTGATAGTAGATACAGTATCTAATGCTGCTAAAAGATGGGGGTTAAATTATAATATGGTTTTAAAAATATATAATGAAATTACTTACAAAAATATATAAAATTTTTATAAAATTCTTATTGACTGTAATTATTGTATGGTTTATGAGTGTCTAAATGTCCCCACCTTACCGCCATAGCACTCTCACTAACACTCGACACCCTCCCCTATTCATTCTATTGAATGTTTAGCTGCGGAGGTAAATAACATTTCATCATATCAAATACATCATCAACAATGTCAAACGTATTCAATTGGTCTGCAAATGCTAAGACCTACATCAGCACAACATTCAAGACTGTCAATCTTATCAACGGTCTTCGTTCATCAGACAAGTCACCTTTCACTCTTATTGAAGCAACTCGTAAAGATAACGGTAAAGTGCAGACTATCAGTTTCGGTAAAAGCATTGATACTCCGAAAGACATTAAGTCTTGGATTGCAGATGCAATGATTTCCGAACTCGAAGAAGATGCTTCGGTACTTATCATTCATTTGCGCGGTGAACGTGCAGAAGAACTCGATATTACCGATATGTTCGCGTAACCTATTAACCGAACTCAAACCATGTCTAATAATGTGGTTTGAGTTTTGGTTTAATAAGTGAAATTCAAAACTATCCAATTGGATAACCGTTATAGTCGGTATTTTATAATCAATTAAACCATAAAATCATGGTAACTGTTTTATATACAAATCATGCAGGATTTACATGGTTGGCAAGATGTAGTAACACTAATGCTCAAAGAGTAATTAGCGGTGGTGCTTCATGGCTACCTATTGACCCTGCTGTAAGTCAAAATGATGACAATTCGTATAATTTCCATAGTGGAGATATGTATGAAAACGTCACAATTCCTGTTTCACGCATCATACAAATCAATACTATCTAATGAATAAATTAATAACTGCAATCTTATTGATAGCTACATTTATAGCTGTTGGTGTTACTTGTCAAGACAATATCAACAACGAATTGAAACGTAACAATACGATTCGATTTGTTGGTCAGAAGATTACTAACTTCAACCAATATCAAGTTGAAGATTGGGATGAATCAGAGATGATATTGTCTGCAAATGATACAACTGATAACAGATTAATCGTACTCAATTCAGTTGATTCAACATTTGTTGAATATAGATAACCGTATTGAAGGTTGGAAAGACCGCCATTAAATAAGTTCATTAAACCACGGATAATGAGCCTTCAATACTATTTACGTTAAGAAACAAATTTGGTTCAATGTTTTTGGTTCAAACAGAAACATAAACGTTGAAACAATTTGTAGAAGTTGAATGTTTATGTTTGATTTTGTGTTGATAACATTAAATTGTTGACACAAAATCAAACATAACATTGTATTAACGTGACTAAATGTCCTGTTTAGTGTACTTAGTGTACCAAAAACACTATCATTTTGGCCATAATCCGCAAAACAATTAATTAAATTAACGGTTTAAATAACTATATCAATCAAGATATTAGTCGAAGAAAACGTAATAAATTACCGTGAACAAGTTGTCACAGGTACAAGACAATTCTATATGAACGCTGAATCAATTGAGCAATTACAAACTCAATTAGATAGAAAAGCACATAGCGAATCATATTGCTACCCAAAAAAATGTACACGAATAGTCTCACCTAAATATCAAAATATTAAAGAAACATTTGTTCCTAATGATATGAGATATTGGGATTAATCATCTTAATCAATTCACATAAAATAATGATATATTTCATCACTTATTAAATCAAATTCGCAATGAAATTTAAAGATTTGACAATCAATCAAACATTCAGATTTCAATTATTAGCTGATTATCAGTTAGTAAAGTTATCAGATAATACTATGTTAAATGGTACTACTGTTCAAAACATATTACCTGATACTGAATTATTTACAGGTGAACTCACACCAGAGCAAAAACGTATAAATGAATTAGCCAAAGAATATTCGTTAACTCTTAACGGAAATAACGAAAAAGAATGGTATGATTCAGATAGAGTAATTGCAGAATACGGTATAATGGGATTCGCTAACTGGTTAGCTGAGAATAACTACATAATACATAAACAGTCCTCATAAGACTTAAATCTATGAGTTAGTTGAAAGATATAATAAATAATAACGTAAGTAGGTTATAGCAATATAACGCGAAACTATTACTATTATATCTTTCAATTAATTGCAAACAGTAATCATTTCATTTTTATTAAATCAAAATTCATGTCAAACAAAATAATTATTGCAGCATTAACAGCTACATTTGGTGAAAAAGCAACACAAATTGCAGAATTGTGCCAACGCGCACCAAATCCAACATACGAAATTGAAATGTTGTTGGGTGTGTACGAACTGCCTGTATTAGCACCAACAGCACTGTTTCGTTACGCTGATAACGTTTATAACTTAATTAGTTATAATCCAACAACTAATCCTGAATACAGCGTTAACTGTATGGAATCAGGTACAGTAACACGCTTTTTCAAAGATGAAGAACATTTTGCTAAACGTACAATTGGGTACGAAGGAGCAGGTGAATATCGCAAATCGGACAGTTACCCACTTGAAAAAACGTTCGACTTTCATAATGAAAAAATAGTAAGTTTGTCAGATTGGATTCAATATTCAATTAATGAATAAAGATAGTTTTTGTGTTTATTTGGTTAGATTTCATACCGCGTATGTAATGTACGCGGTATTGATTTTATCATAAATATTCTTATCTTTGCATTTTATTTCTTAATTAATTTTAACTTATAATTTTATGAAAGCATTAAAAAATGTGCCATTAATTGAATTGGCAGCAGAAGTTGAAAAAGTAAAAACACAGTTTATGGCATCAATCAAATTAGTGCTGATTCTGCTATTTATCACAACAGGAGCAGTTGTCAACGCTCAACAAACTTTGCAATTGAGCGAATTGACAGTTACACATACACAGAATCAAGATAAAGGATTTGCCATTATTGGTAAATTAGCTATTCCGTACGTGACTACATCATTTTCAACAAAAACACCAGTTACATTTACCAATATATACGGTATCAGTAATGGTGTAAATCAAGTTGAATACAGAGAAATTTATTATCAGGCTTGTTCGCAATGTTACGCAAATTACATTTACTACTACGGTGGTGAAAATACTGTAATGCGTATGTGGGAACTAAACGCTGATGGACATACTTACAAAGAAATTAACAACGTACACAAAATAGGTAGTGTACTTGTTGCAGCAAAATAATGTTTTTTCATGGGATAAGATGAAGGTTTATTTGTTACCCTGTAAGTTATTATACTTATAGGGTTTTTTAGTATCAGTAGTAATACATGATACAAGTCCTTAAATGGAATAAGTTACAGTTGTATATCTTATACTGTAATGATGGCAGCAAGTTAGATACTTGCGTTTTAAATGTCTGTAAAGATGTTTAATCTTATATCAAGTAATTGGTAATTGTGCGTAAAATTTAATTATTTGTTTCACATTTTTAAATCTAATTCTACATGAAAAATTCATGGATTTCGCTTTTGGGTAATATTGACCCTGTTAAAATTGGTAAAATGTTAATGATACTTTGTATCTTTGCACTTTCAATCACTAATTCAATTGCTCAATCACAACTTAAACCTGTAATGATAGATGTGATTGAAGGCACACAAATCGTCAAAAAAGCAGCTACACTTGCACAAGTAGTTGTTAAAATGACAAAAACAAGCTACACGTATGATTTTAATGGTAAGTCTAATCCTGTTTATACAACAGGAAAGACATATTACGCCATTATTGAATTGCCAAATGGTATAGTCAAGCGAAGGTTAAATATCGCACAATAAAACATTTTTAAATCATACAGACTTCATAGAGTGTAGAGACAATCAGAAGTTCATAATATACATAGCATTGCTCACTGTAAAATAAATATGTGGTTTATAATTTTATTAAATCAATTTCTCTAATGACAAAAAAAGAACTAATCAAAATGCAAGAAAAATCACGTCTTGCAATTAAGGTACATAAAAAAGCTGTAAAGCAAACATTGTGGGCGTTACCTGAAAACGTAATTGCTCGTTCGATAGCAATGATAAAAGCAACACAATTAAATGTTCTCAAACGAGAAGATAAAATTACAATACGTCAAACAGCACGTACAGGATTGATGTAATCGTTTACCGTAAGACTGAAATTCTCCTAACGTTATAATCAATTTGACAGTTGGGTGAGTGTAGTTACGATTAAATACGTTAATTTGTTAGTAAGGGAATCCTTACTGTATTTGTTAAAAGTCCACACTATTGGTG